CGTTTTTCGTCAGCGTGATGGGCTGAGGAAAGCATGTGGCTTCTGGCGCATTTGGCCCGTGCGGCAGGACCAGCATAATGTGCAGATCTCCGTCAATCCGCATCACATCACCCGCGAACCATTTGCTGTCGATAGCGTGGCGCGGCAGGGTTGCGCCGTCAGGAAGGTCCGAAAAGTCAAAGGCTTCGCCGTTGAGCGTCAGAGTATCGCCTGACCGGACCACGGTTAGCTGCGTGTCGATCCGCACGGGGGAAAGTGTGATCTGCATGATTATCTCCTTAGAACCAGTCGCCAATTGCCGTTAGTGTAATTGGGTACGCGGTGCTTACACCAGAACCGTTACTCCGGAACCTCCATGACGTGGGCGAACCCAGAATAAACCCCGACCGCGCCGCGCTATATTCGACGGGATTCATCCCTAGTGTGGCCCCATTGATGCCCCAGCTTACAGAGGGGTTGGAAATAAAGCTCGCGGGGTATGGTCCTGTAAACCCATCATCCGCATCGGTAAGATCTGCTAGAACTTTCGCTGTACAAATCTGTGTCCCATCCGCAAACCGGACGTACTTGCCGTTTCCGTTGCTACCGCGCTCGATCACCGCGCCGGTTGGCAAGCCGCCTGTTTGCGACACGGTGCCAAGCACCGACGCCTGATCGTAGATTTGACGCCAGACAATCGCACCCGTCGCGCCTGATTGCTGGCCGATCCAAGAGCGTGGGGCGCTAACGGAAAAACGCGTCGAGATGAATGTCTTTGCGCTGGCACCAGGAATCTGATTGACGATCAAGGAATGCCCGAATGACGCGCTATCCGGTCCGCCCGGCGTGTCTGCCGACAGGTATGTGTAGAACCCGGCAGGAAGCCCCCGGTCTTTGAGGTTCTGGCTTCCTGACAAAGCGATGGACGAGCCGAGACCGAAGCTGCCAACTGTCAGAAACCTTCCTGCCGTTGTGTCGGCTGGGCTGGTCTGAAGACCATCTTTGACCGCGAGCATGGATTCCCGAAACCACGCCGCCTGTCTCGTGTGCTGCTCGTTGAAGTCCGCCCCGAATACGGGGACCGATGGGGGATTTGAAATATTGACCACTATAGGCGTCCTTCTATTGTCACGTTGATGTCCGAAACGCCGCCAGAATCAGCGGTCCTTATAAGTCGGGTCAGCCGTCCATAGGTTGCTACACCCCATTTGTTGGCGATCTCGGTGTTGATGTAATAAAGGCCCCTGCGCGCTCTCAGACGCGCGAGAGTGCGCTCTATGCGGCCCCCGTCGCTGTTCGGGATGACGATGGGATAGTCTCTGTCGAAGGCGTAGCCGCGCTCTACGATTTCCGCATTGCCAAAATCGTCTATCGTCTCCAGTGAATAATCGACGAGTTCGCTCGTCAGTCCGGACACGACGCTGCCGAAAATGCGCACGTCGCCCAATACGATCTCACCAACCGAAACGGACTCTACGGTATTGCCAATGCGAACGCGAACTTCATTTCCCGGACCGGCGATAAAATCGTCCACGATCCCTAAATCCACAAATCCCGGGGGCTGGGTGAACAAGGTCACGTAGTCCACGATTCCGCTGTCATCGGCCAACTCAACGGTCCTGTCGTACATCTCCGTCGCACCGCTGTAGACCGTGATCCGAAACTCCGATGCAGCCACATTTATGAGCGCGACACCCCGCGCCAGATTTGAAAGAGACATTCGAATGTCAATCTGCCCAGACCTCCGGACGATACTTGAGGGGCCACCATCGAAAGCGCGCCACGGCAGCATCACGCCACGGTCGATCCACGAAACCCCAATCGACTGCGAAGGTACGTTGTTCAAGTTGCTGCTGAGAACGCTCTCGTACAACCGCTTGTCTGCAGTCACTTTGACCAGATCACCGCTTGCATAGGTCGTGCCCGATGCCCACTCCGCGCTAGGGTCTGGGATATTGTGGCTCACAAGATTTGCATCGGTGATTGGCATCGGATCGATCAGGCGAAAGGTCATTATGGCACCCCGGCAGCGGCGTTGCGTTCGTATTCCTCAAAGTTCCGTCGCTCGTTTGCCTGACGGTTCTTCGTGGCCTCGACGATAATCTTTCCGTTCTGTTCTCTTTCCTGCACTCTGAGGGATTCCACCTTCGCCGTGAGCTCCTCGACCAGCATTTCAAGACGCGCATTGTTACCGCCCATCATCGAACGGGTTTGTGGGGCGCTGTAGATGCGGGATGGCCCCGTGACCTCCAGCTCTGGCCCATTCTCGCCAACCATGCGCAACCCGCCCATGTGCATCCCGCCCGCCGCAAACGCAGGCACAGCACCCATCGCCGCAATCTGCGCGCGCAGCTGGTTAATGCGCCGGTTATATTCGGCAGGCTTTGCCCCGATTGCTTGCAGCTGGTCCTCAAGACCACCCGCCGCCCAGAAGGCATCACTGAAACCGTCAATATCCGCGCCCTTGCCGTACTTGACGTTAGTTGCCTGATATTTGACAGCGCCGCCCGCGTGGAACCCCAGAACAGCATCCCCCGCGCCCTTGCGAATATCCACCCCTGTGCGCGCCTCAAGGTCGCGTATCCGATCCATGATGGCCGAAGCCTCATTCATCAGCCCAGTGCGCTTTCCCGCCTGTTGCCCCAACTCTGTTTGCAGATTGGTCAGACGCGCAGCCTGCGCCGCAGCCGCTGTCCTGTCGACAATATCAGCGCGGATTTGCCCCGCCAGATCGGACAGGCTGGTGCGCAAGCCCGCAATAGGCTGCGCAATACCTGTCTTTGTCGCGTCTGCGTACCACGTCTGAAACCCTGTACTGGGATCAAATTGGAACGACCCGCCAAGCGTGATCTTTCCGTCAACACTCCCACCTATTGCGTCCATGATACCTCGCTGGGCTGCCGTCACACTTGGGGCATACCGAGCCTTCAGAACGACATCCCGCAGCACGGCAGTCGCCGCACCAACCTCGAGCAAGGCAATCTGACGTTGCGCGACTGTAAGACCATCGGAGGCCGCAAACTTGAGTGTCTTGATATGCTCGGACACGCCAGTAAGTGCCAGCCACCGCAGATCAGGCGTCAGCCCGTCAGCCCGAACAATGTAATCGATATTCGCTGTGATGCCTGTGGCCGCATTGTCCAGCAGAGTGCGAAGGCTTGCGGGGATATCCGCGCTTGCAACTAGGTCAACCGCGACGTTCATCCGCTCCTTTAGAAACGCGTAATTAATCATTTCCGCCGCATTGATCGCCCCCTCCAATGATCCAAGCTGTAGGTTAAGACCGTCCAGCGCATCGGGAGAGAGGCTTTCGCCGCTGTTGATGGCATTCCGCACGCTGCCCAGCAGATCAACCTGCTGCCCCAGCAATCCCGCAACGACATCATGCCGCGCGCCCTCGATGTCAGAAACGCCGCCAGCCATCTGAAGATCGCCCAGCACGCGCGCCTCCACACGCGCAACTTCCAGCGCTGATGTGGCCGTTGCACGGGTGTTGTCCAGCAGAGTGCGCGCCGCCGCCGTCAGATCACCAGCCGCCTCGTTATCCCCACCAAGCGCCGATGCAAGCAGGGTTTGAAAGCGCATCTCAGAGAACGCCCGCGCCTGTCCGCCCGACACCAGCGCCGATGCCGTGCCGCGCATGTCGGCAATAAACCCACGCAAAGTTGTTGCTGTGCGATACCACAACGCCGCAGCCTGCTCGTTAGCACGCATCACATTGCTCGTGTCAGCAATCATCGCATCAATTTCGGTCGTAATGCTGCCCGCCAGCTCGGCAATAGCCACCGTGAAGCTGCCCATGGCAGGCAGCACAGCGTCCATCGCACCCGACATAGACACCAATGCCGCGTACATCTTGCGCCCGTATTCGGTCGTAAGGTCCAGCCCCTCCACCAGATCGCGGAAGCCGTCTCGCGTTGTTGGCATGGCGATATTCATAGCCTCGAACTGCGCGGCAATCTGGCGCTGTGCAGTCTCGAAACGCTCTGCCTCGCTGTAAAAGCCCTGATAAAAAGCAGTTGTAGCCGCGTTCATCGCCTCTATACCGCCAAACATGGCTGCAAGGTCGGACGCCGTACCTGCACCTATGACAGACACCTCTTGCAGCGTGTGGCCCAGCGTATCCATGATAGCGTTGACAGCCCCAAGATCGGACACAACCCGCGTCAGCACATCGCCCGCAGCCTCTCCAGCGCGTGTGAACTGTAGCAAATCAGGCGTAAGGGCGGCAAAAGCATCGCCAACGCCTTTCAGCGCCTCTGCAATCGCCTGCTGAGCCTCTTCGTCCGTCATGTCCTTGGTCGAAACTTGGACGCTGTGGGCAAAACCCGCGTAGGCGTCGGCACTAACACCCAAAGCCGTTGCCGCGCTCAGTACCGTGTTTTGCATTTGCGCAACGATGTCTTGGACAGGATCGGCAACAGAGGCGTCAGCATCAGTGAAGGACGTTCCCGTTCTCGTGCGCAGACCCCAAAAACGCTTCGTCTCGGTCTTTCTAAACGTCTCGACAAGCGCGTCCATACCATCAACAGTGATGCGCAGACCCGCATCCAGTTCTTTGGTTTTCTTCTTGAAAAATGAGAACACAGCCCCCACGGCAAGCAACGGTGCAGCGACCGCGCCAATAGCGCCCGCAATGGCCGTGGCTGTGCCTGTTGCAAAGGCCGTGCCAACTTGTGCGCCGATTGCCCCAAAGCCCGCTCCGAGACCCCCGCCCGCACCGAGGAACGCCCCTGCCGTATTCATAAACCCGCCCGTGAGCGCGCTGCCGATACCGCCAAGGCCTAGCAAATTGCCCGCGCCGCCCATAGCGCCACCCGCCCCCGGTGCGCCTGCTACCTGACCTGCTGCCGCTGCGGTGCCGCCAACGCCTCCGCCGATACCAAGACCAATCATTATTTTGTTTTTCAGCGCGGTCGCGGCCATCTGGCGAAGCGTGTTCTTGAATATATCCACGATGCCAGACATGCCGTCTTTGAATCCGCCGACCATGTAATCGACCAGCGATTCAAAACCTTGCGCAAGCGTCTGGTCTGCTGCGCTCAATGCGGCCTCGCCTGTCTGTGTCACCTGATCCATAAGTGCGCCAGTCTTGCCGTCTATGCCGACGATAAGTCCGTCAACGCCAAACGCGCCAATCTTTGCGAACTCTTTAGATGGGGAGTTTTGATCCCATACATTCTCTAGGGTTTCAAGCGCGCTTTGGCCCAGCCCTGTAATGGAGTTTTTCAGGCTTGCGGCTCTCGACTTTATGCCTCCCGTCACACCTGCAACGATGTTGCTGCCGATATCTTTGGCTGCTGTCAGGACGTTCTTACCCAAGTCTGATACAATCTGAACAATCGTCGCCGCAAAGTTTCTGACAAACTCAACCGCCGCATCGAGCGGGCGCGTCACGTATTCCTTTGCCGCGACCCATGCACCCGCCCAGTCGCCATTCAACAGCGCGTCAACAACCGTGACCATTGAAGTAACTTGCGCTACGACGAACTCTCCAACGGCCTGCGCTACTGGCATGATGGCGTTGAATGCAGTCGTGACCACACCGAACGCAGCCGCAAGCGCGCCTGTAATGCCGGGGAATTTGGCGCTGATTTCCTCCCAGTTTGTGTAGAGGTAGACCCCCGCCGCTGTAACGCCCGCGACCGCCGCCGCCATTGCCACGAACGGGGATGCTGCGACCAATGCAGCCGCAGCAAGTGCGCCAAGGGCGATTGCCACCTCGTCGATACCAGACCAGCCCATGAGGGCCGTTGCTGCCGCGCTGATCTGTTCAACCGGAATTGCGTTTGCAAACGCCGCCGCCGCGTCCGCTGCCTTTTCCATGACTGGCACAAGTACGGTCAGCAGAGCGTCACCTACGCCTAGCTGTAAGTCAGCAAAGCGCGACTGCACCACCTTTAGGCGCTGGTCCATGTCCTCGGACATTTTGCTGAAAGCCAATTCTGTCGCGCCCGACTTGCCCGCCATATCGTCGAGTATTTCAGCCATGTCTGCGCCTGCTGTGCCAGCTAGTGCCAGCGCCACCTTTGTGGCCTCCGTACTGCCGAACAGCGTGCGCATAGCGTCTGCGCCGCCGCCTGTGGCATCTACGGCATCCGCCATGAACTGTGCGAAACCTTTTGTCTCAAGCGCCGCTGAGTTGAACTCAAGCCCCAGAGATGCAGCCAAGTCGCTGGCCTGTTTGCTTGGCCCGATGATCGACGTGAGCGCGGCGTTGATACCCGTTACGCTTTCGGATGTGTTTATGCCGCCTTTTGTGAGTGCAGCCGTTGCCGCCGCCACTTCGTCAAAACTTAGCCCCAATTTTTGAGCCAATGGCAAAACCTGCCCAAGCGATGCCGATAATTCTGGAATGGTTGTAACGCCCGCCCGCACGGCAACAAACAGTGCGTCCGATGCCTCGGCGGCTGATAGTCCGCTCTCCGCATATACGTTCGTGGCGCTGGTAAGGATGCCGACCGCTGATGCAACGTCTGTGACGCCCGCTATTGCCAGCTTGTTTGCGCTCTCTAGCAGGGCTGTGGCCTCTGCGCCTTCTTTCGCACCGCCTGAGATGGCTTGGTAGTAGGCTTGCGCCTGCTGTGTCGCGCTCGTGCCGAATTGCTTGGCGAAATTGCGTGTCGCCGTCTCCGCCGCCTTCATCTGCGCAGGCGTTCCCTCGATCAGCGTAGAGACTTCGGACATGGCCGCGCCGTATTCGCGCGCCTGCCGGATGCCGCCTGTGGCCCACGAAACAGCCCCCAGAGCCGCAAGAGCACCCGCTGCTACCTTAGCCGCCGTACCGATGCCCCCCATAGCCTTGCGGGTCCGCGTTTCGGTGCGCTCACCTTCACTGGTCAGGTTGCGAAGATCGCCACGTGCAGAACGCAGGCCGCGCGTATTAGCCGTGAGCAATAATTCCGCGAATGACTGGCTCATTTAATCTAATCCTAGCTTGTACATTCTGCTGATTAGACGCCCCGCTAACGGGACGCCTTTTTGCCGCCCATGCCCGCCTTGATCTTCTCTGACACAAGCCGCCGCTCCAGCGCGATGCCGGGGTCTTCGTCGCGGTCATCGTAAGCGGGGGCAAGGACCATGGCTTCTCTGCCGTGGTGGTGGCCTTCGATATAGGCGTTTGACATGGCGCGGATCATACGGGCCTCGTCAGGCTCTAGGTTCAGTCCCAGCTGCCTATCCATGGCGTCGATTTCCAGCCATGAATGGGCGCGCAGGTTGCCCATGCCGTCAGCATCACACCAGCCCAGATCGTGAGCCATCCATTCAAGGAAGTATTCGCCCGCGTCGATCTCAGGCAGGCCGTTGTGCACGCCCTCTTTCGCGTAGAGTGCCGCGCGGCTGGTTTTCCAGTCATCCGGCTTAGAATGAAGGAACCCCATTTGCCGCGCATATAGAGTTAGGCTGTGTCGCCATTCTTCCGCCAGTTGGTTTTGTTCGCCAAAAAAGCGTCAATGCCCTCATGAAGCCACTCGGCCTTTGTCAGCAGATCAAGCGCGGCGTCCGGCGTGTATTCCAGCAATTCAACCTTGCCGTCAGGCTTGCCGCTTGGGATGTGCGTCACGTTGCGCCAGCCTGTCAGCATTTCCGCGTAAAACTTGGCGTTGGACGCCGTCACCTTCGCGGCGCGGTCTGCAATCTCATCCTCGGAATAGTCTTGAATGGTGCGCTCTTTTTTGCCCTTCGGCTGTAGCGCCGCAATCCGCTTTGCGTGACGGATGCCCGCGCGCTTGCCTGCTGGGCTTTCGGTGCCGATGAAGTCCATCTCGATTGGGTGGCCTTCGTGGTATAGCTGTTCGCCGTCATATTCGACGTGGTAGGTCGCGGCGTTCTGAGCGTCACGGGCGGGGTTGATACGTGCAAAATCCATTGTGTTTGTCCTTGGGTTTCCGGTTTCAAAGTCGGGGGCGCGCGGTCGAAACCAACCTCCGCCCGCCCCCTAGCCGCCTGAGCGGATTAGGCTGGATCAATGACGATAATCGGGTTGTCGTCGATCTCGACCATGAGTGATTTGTTCACGATGTCATCAACACCGCCAACGCTCGGCTTGAACGCCATAACCAGCCCGCCGAACCAATACTCGGTGCCGTCCTGCAACGTGACGCAGAACGAAATGGGCGTATCGACCTCGAGCGCGGCAGAAAGGATGATCTGGCCCGCGTCTTCGTTGTCCAGCGCAAGGGCGGGGGAAAGCTGGCCGTTGTTAAAGCTGCCCTTACCCTTTTTTGTGCCGCGTGTGGCAAGTGGCTGGTGCGTTACCAGTGCGAACTCTTTGCCGAACTCGCCGATATTGGTGATTTCGCCGATAATTACGCCAGTCAGCGCACCATATCCGGTGTCGTCATATGTCGCGGGGAGAGAAGCCACAGCGGAAAGCGAGGCACCCGCAGCCGTTTGATAAGCCATGATGTATTCCTTTCGGGGAATTTAGGAGCGCCACGCGGGCGCGGGATGTCCGGCGAACCGGATTACTTGGCGGGGGAAAGGCCGTTGCGGAACTCCGCGATGACTTCGCCGTCAACTTCGGTCGCTTCGTGTACGATGCCTTGGTAAATCGCGCCGCCTACGTCGATCTTGAGGCTTGCGCCCTTCTTTGGTGCTTCACCTTTGAACACAGCCGCAGGATAGCGTTTGCCATCGCGCGGGATGCGGATCAGGCGGGCCTTAACAGGCTTCGGGATCGGCTTTGGGGCCGCTGGCGCGGGGGTATCTTCGGGCATGGTGTTTCCTTTGGGTTAGATGGCGATGTAGTCGATCTGGACGTTCACGCGCCAGTCGGGACCGTCTCGCATTGCTGGGAGAATATTCGGCGCGTCCAGTATCGTGACCTTGCCGCTGGCGTCTGTAAGGGGCAGAGCTTTCGGAAAATGCGCCGCGATACTGTCCGCGATTGTTTCGGCTGGCCCTGCGAATTGGTCCAGATCGGCAACCACCGTGACCTGCATAAACCCGCGCGATGATGTTTCGCCCTGCCCGCTCATGCTTGGCGTGCGCCGCGATACTCGCACCATCTGCACCGCAAGATATGGCCGCGTCATTATGTCGGGCTTGTCTTGGTTCTCCCACAGGATTGGATATGCGGGTGCAAGGGTTTTCAGGCGGGCGCGAAGAACGCGGGAAATGTCGGTCTCGTTCACTTGCTCACCTCTTTAGCGCGCGCCGCGACAAATTCAGGGAACTTGCGAGCGTTGGCCCCGACGAAGTGGCGTCCCGCTTGATTGTAGGTCCGGCCCTTGCTGTCCTCGCCTGTGAAGCCCAACTCCATCCGAAGGGCGTAAGGCGCGGTCCATGCGAACGTGAGCGTGTCACCCACCTCATAAGCACCGATGGCCACCGTATAGCTGGCCACGCCTTCGGTGCCATTGGACGTAAGGCTGTTCTTCAGGGTCTTTGTTTTGCCCTCGGGTATCTTACCTTCGACAAACGAAGTCGCGCCCATTGTGATGCCGCGCTGTGTTGTTTGCGCCGCCGATACCACATCCTGAATTGCCTCGGTCGCCACATATTTCAGGTTCTGCATTGTTAGCTTCTCGAAGTCCGCAAGCTGCGCCGTGAATGTCTTGCCCGCCATTGGCTATCCCTTCGGAACTCGCACGCGATAGAACGTGAAACACGAGCATTTAATGTTGTGCTTTGGCCCGCCTGCCGGATCGTGGCTGTGCTTCATTGAAGCGTCGGGGAAGTTGAACGTCTCATTAAACTCGATGACCGTGCCATCCATGGCGCTGTGGTCTTCACGGGGGTCGTCTGCAAAGCCGCGCCGCCATTCCTTTGTGACGCCTTCAACATCATCGCGGTCCAGCATTTGCGCATATGCTTCGTCGCGGCCTTGGGTTTGCGCGCTAAATGCCTCGGCCTCTGCGACCCGCTTTGCCCGCGCGCCTGTCGCTTTTGCTTTGTAAGCATCTGTGACCCGATCAACATCGGCTTGTGAAAGCGCCTTGCCGTTTTTGATTGCGTCCCGCACCAGCTTATCAAACCTGCGGTCGCTTTCCTTGTACCGTGGCTTCATGCGACCCGTCTTGCGGTCCTTGATGAAGTAACCCCTGATTTGCTCAGGATCGTTAAGCATGGACCGGATTCTTATCGCACGGTCAGTTTGTGGCCCGTCCAGACCGATCACGCCCCCGACCCGCCTGTTGCCCACCCTACGCCCGCC